CTTGGCAGCTTGGTGACATTCGCAGGCACGTTCATTGCTGGCCGGTTCGTCAAGGCGCGCGGCGGTACGACATGATCGACACCCTGCTAGTCATAGTAGGCGCTGTGCTGGCCGTCATAGCCGCTTGGTGGGCTGGACAGCGCAAGGGCCGCAAGACGGAACGCAAAGCCACCAGCGACGAACTAAACGAGGCTTACAACGATACAACCAAGGAGGTACGCAATGCGACCACTGATTTGTCTGACGATCCTGACCTTGTTCTTGAACGCCTGCGAGAGATTGCCAAGCGAGGGCAGGGCAAGCGCACTCCTTGACGCTGCTGTACCGGCATCACAAAACCATGCTGGTTCACTCGTTGGTTCTGATGTAGACCGTATGCGTCGTACAGGTCTGGAACTAATCACGATTGTGAATTGCTGGCCAGATGGGTGTGCAAGGTGACCAAGGACCCAAGGCTAGATCGAGCAGGGGTATCAGGTTTCAATAAACCTAAACGTACCCCTGACCACCCTAAGAAGTCTCACGTCGTTGTGGCCAAGGTTGGCGATAAAATAAAGACAATCAGATTTGGAGAGCAAGGTGCAAGCACAGCTGGTAAACCTAAGGCTGGTGAGTCTGACAAGATGAAAGCTAAGCGTAAGAGCTTTAAGGCTCGTCACGGAAAGAACATAGCTAAGGGCAAGATGTCTGCGGCACACTGGTCCTCAGTGACCAAGTGGTAAAGTACCAAAGAAGATTGCTAAGAAGACTCCTAGGAAAGGCAAGTAAATGGCACGAGAACTAACAGACAAACAGCAGCTCTTCCTTGATGTACTCTTTGAGGAAGCAGAGGGTGTATACTACAAAGCTAAACAACTGGCAGGGTACAGTGACAACGTCTCTACGTCATCTATTGTTAACGTACTAGAGAACGAGATTGTAGAGCTGACTAAGAAGTTTCTTGTCTCCACCGGGGTGCAGGCTGCTTGGGCTATGAAGGGTGTCATGGACGATCCTACTGCTCTTGGTAACAAGGAGAAGATGGCTGCTGCTAAGGACTTCCTGGACCGTGCTGGTCACAAAGGAGCTGATAAAGTAGAGATCAAAGCTGAGTCTCCTATCTTCATCCTACCTGAGAAACAATCATGATCACACTAAAAGAGTTTAACAGTAGGTTCAAGTGGGTAGACGATGGCAAACTAGACAGTTGGCAGATACTAAGTGGTGTTGGTCCTCTCGAAGGAGACTGTGACGACTATGCAGTTACTGCTTCATACATTGAGTCAGGAAGCTTGACTCGTATGTGGTGGAACCTTATAACCTTAAAGCATGTACACTGGTTTGTTTGGGACGATAGGGATCAGTCACACCTTGCACTCTGGGTTAAGGGTAAGGGTTGGATTGACAATCAGTACCCTGCTTACTACAAGGAACTAAGACATAAGAAGCGATACCCTGTTTTGCTGCCTATGGTCATCTTGAAGATGTTTATCGGTAAGTTTGTAAAGTAAACCTTGACAAAGGAGGTCTAAGTGGCTAAAATAACAACAGAGTTTAAGTTACCTAAGCCTCCTCTCGGTCCTGACGGATACAGATTCCTACCTGTAGTGCGTATAGGACGAGTAGTACCCTTCGGATACGAGCAAGACCCAGATGATAAAGACATTCTCCTCCCAATCGAGGAAGAACTTCTACTGATGGAGAAAGCTAAGGGTTTCTTAAAGCAATACAGCTACCGAGATGTAGCAAACTGGTTAAGCACAAACAGTGGGAAGTATATCTCCCACTCAGGATTGATGACAAGGGTTAAAAGTGAGCAACAGCGTACGAAAGAATCTGCAAACTACCGCTACCTCGCCCGATGCTACAAAGAAGCGAGTGAAAAAGCCCAACACATCGAAGAAAGAAGTCTTGGCCGTAGAGAAACCACAACAGGAAGTACCGATCCAACCAATTAAGGTCCCTGCTAGGGTTAAGGCTCCAGACGTTGACGTTAAGAAAGCTATTCAGGTTATCTTTGAAGCTAACCCAGGTCCACAAGAGGACTTCCTAGCTTCATCAGAACAGGAAGTGTTATATGGTGGTCCTCTTGCAAGTGAAACTCTTGTAGTCACAGACAAAGGCCGTAAACGTATAGATGAAGTTTNTGTCGGGGACAAAGTACTGACACCTAAAGGTACCTTTACGGATGTGGTGGGTATTCCTTTCATTGGAGACTGAGGAAAGCTACGAGCTTACCTTTAGTAACGGACACAAAGTTGTAGCTAGTGCTAATCACAAGTGGTCTGTTGGTACAGGGGACTGGGCTAAGACTGCCNGCGCCTTCCGTACTAAAAAGACTAACGAGCTTCTAAACTTTAAGCTCACACGCGGACGTAACAAGTACCAGCTTCCAGTGGTCTCTACGTTTAAGTACAAAGAGCAAGACCACTACATCAGCCCGTACATTATGGGTGTCCTCCTTGCTGACGGGTGTGTTACTCGTTCTGTTCAAATCTTTACTGCTGATGAGCAAGTAGTGCAGAGAGTACAAGGAGAGCTTCATGAGGACTACGAGGCTGTCTTCAGACAAACTGTAGCCTACGGTATTGTCAAGAAGTCCCGTAAGAAAGGTAAAGGTGTTCTAAACGACTACAAAGAAGAGTTAACGAGACTAGGTCTCTTTGGACACACAGCTTTCACTAAGAAGATACTTAACTCGTACCTGTATGATAGCGTAGAGAATCGTCACAGTTTACTTCAAGGTCTCATGGACTCTGATGGAACGTGTAGAGGACCGGACCAAGGCAGGCGGTCTGCTGAGGCAAAGTATACTACGGTGTCTAAGGACCTCAAAACTACGTTTATGTCTCTTGCTGAAGGTTTAGGTTTTAACACGTCGTGCCACACGGAAACCCTTACCACTGGTTCTACCGCTTACCGCATCACTATCAGCGGGTCGAGCTTGAACCCGTTCTACTTGAAGAGAAAGGCTGACAACTATAGCTCCTTTCCAGCGGGTATAAATAAAGTTATGATTACCGACATCAAACCTGTAGGAATTAAACATGTTCGTTGTATAACAGTTGCTGATGAAGACTCCCTCTTTGTACTCGACAGAAACATAACTACGCACAACAGTGCTGGCGGCGGGAAAAGTTTTGCCATGGTAGCTGACCCTGTTCGTTACTTTAACAACCCTAAAGCTAACATGCTTCTGGTTCGTCGGTCTACAGAAGAACTAAGAGAACTAATCTCTGTATCTAAAGAGCTTTACCCTAAAGCTGTCCCTGGTGCTAAGTTCCTTGAGAGGGAGAAGACTTGGATTATGCCTAGCGGCGCTACACTCTGGATGTCCTACCTAGACAAAGACGATGATGTCTCTCGCTACCAAGGGCAAGCGTTTAACTGGGTTGGGTTCGATGAGCTTACTCAATGGGCTTCACCCTACGCTTGGAACTATATGCGTACTCGTCTTCGTACCTCTAAAGGCTCTAATCTACCGTTAATACAGCGGGCAACGTCTAATCCAGGAGGTCCTGGCCATTGCATACCTTACGGAGACGTCTTGACGGATAAAGGCTGGGTAGACATTAAGACTGTTAAGGTAGGAGACAAAGTGCTTACCCCCTGCGGCGGAGAGCTAGTCTACAAGTCTGTCTCCTCTGTTATCAAAGAGCAATACGAAGGTGACATGATTATTCGGGATGGTCGTGGTCTGAAGATGGAGTTCACGTCTAACCACAGGCTGCCTCAGGAACTTCAAGAGACACACATTCGTCCTTACACGGACCTACCTAACCAAGCCACTATCAAGAGAGCTGGAGAGAAACTTAAGGGCAGCACTACTGAGACTTTCACAGTGCCCCCTGTGTCTACACGGAAGTTAAAAACAGAGCAACCAGATACGTTAGCGTACCGAGACTACGTAGAACTTATGGGTTGGTTTATTTCAGAAGGACATACACTAGACCGTGATAAAGAGTTTGGTATCTCTCAGTGTAAAGAACCACAGAGAACTGAGATACAGGAGCTACTAGATCGCTGTAAGTTCTCTTATCGTGTATCTCGTACTGGGTTCCAAGTGTCCTCCCCTAAGTGGTGGGCTTACTTAAAAACCCAGGGGAAGTGTCGTGACAAGTACATCCCTAGGGAGCTGCTTGATTCAGACCTACTGGATACCTTAGCCCAAGCCTTAATGGATGGGGATGGAACTTGGGGTGTCCGTGGGGAGTGCGGCCAGTACTTTACAACTTCTAAACAACTGTCATTAGACGTACAGGAAATGTTTGTTAAGCTAGGGTACAGTGTTTTCGCATCTCAAAGACAGAGAGAGAACAGGAAGGGTCTGTCCTACACAATCAACTTTAGTTTAAAGAAGACCTGGGAGCTTGATAAGAACCGAAATGTAGATACCAAGAGTTTTGCAGGGGAGGTCTACTGCCTGGAGGTTCCTGACACTGAGCTATTCTTTGTACGTCAAAAAGGTTGTGTTTGGTTGTCAGGTAACTCGTGGTGTAAGAAAATGTTCATCGACCCAGGTGTACATAACGAGCCATTCTGGGCCACAGACCATGAAACTGGTGAGAAACTTGTCTGGCCCGGTAGCTCTACCTTTGCGAGAGATAATAACCTAGTAGGGCAGCCTATGCTTAAGCGAAGGTTCATTCCTGCTACTCTGTTCGACAATCCATACCTAGCTGACGATGGTATGTACGAGGCTAACCTGCTGTCTATGCCTGAGCATCTTCGGCGACAACTACTAGAAGGAGACTGGGACATTGCTGAAGGAGCTGCATTCCCTGAGTTTAACCGTAAGATACACGTTGTGGAGCCTTACGACATACCAGATAACTGGACTAAGTTCCGTGCTGCAGATTATGGGTATTCATCTTACACAGGAATTCTTTGGTTTGCTGTAGACCCTAGCGACGAGAAACTTATAGCTTACCGTGAACTCTACGTTAGTAAGGTTCTAGCTGAGGACTTAGCCGACATGGTCCTTGAAGCAGAGTACGGTGAGAAGATACGTTACGGTGTACTCGACTCGTCACTGTGGCATAAACGAGGGGACACTGGTCCCAGTATTGCTGAGCGTATGATTGCTAAGGGTTGCCGTTGGCGTCCAGCAGATAGAAGCGCAGGCTCTCGTGTATCCGGTAAGAACGAAGTACACCGTAGACTACAAGTTGACCCTGGTACAGAAGAACCAAGGATTGTATTCTTTGACAACTGTAAAAAGACTATCGAGCAGCTACCTACTATACCTCTCGACAAAAGAAACGCAGAGGATGTAGACACACACTCAGAGGATCACCTTTACGATGCTTTACGTTATGGCTTAATGTCCCGTCCTCGCAGTGGACACATGGACGCCCCAGCACAAGACATCTACACACCGTCTGAAGAAATCTTTGGATACTAGGAGAACATATATGGAAGAAGACTTTGAGAACAACATGGACCAGGTAGACATGACTGCCTTGGAGGACCGTGACGAAGAAGACGAGACAGACAAAGCTTCAGGTACTATCTCTGCCTATGTGCAGGAACGTTTTAGTAAAGCATCCACCGCCCGAGAGACTGAAGAGATACGCTGGCTTAAAGCTTACCGTAACTATCGTGGTCTCTATGGTCCTGACGTACAGTTCACAGAGACAGAGAAGTCTAAGATATTCGTTAAAGTAACTAAGACCAAGGTAACTGCTGCTTATGGTCAGATTACTGATGTCTTGCTTGGCTCCGCTAAGTTTCCCCTTACCATTAATCCAACTACTCTCCCTGATGGTGTAGAGGACACAGTACACCTTGAGACTAACGATGAGATTGTAACAGCTGAAGCAGAGTTTGAGTATCCCAAGGTAAACCCTGGTGAGACCACAGATGACTTTATGCGACGACTAGGTGGTATGAAGGACGAACTTGATCCTGTAAGCGATAAACTAAAAGTTGGTCCAGGGACCTCTCCTACTCAAGTTACCTTTCACCCTGCTGAGATTGCAGCTAAGAAGATGGAGAAGAAGATTCACGACCAACTGGAGGAGTCTCGTGCTAAGAAGCACCTACGGGCTGCTGCCTTTGAGTGTGCTCTCTTTGGTACCGGTCTGATGAAAGGTCCGTTCACAGAGAACAAAGAGTATCCTAAGTGGGATGAAGAAGGTAACTACACCCCTCTTGATCAAGACAGTACCTAAGGTCTCTAGTGTCTCTATCTGGAACTCCTACCCAGACCCAGATGCTGCTAACATGGATGAAGCTGAGTACTTTGTGGAACGGCACAAGATGTCTGGTCCAAAGCTACGCAGTCTAAACAAGCGTCCGTACTTCCGTAAGGAGGAGATTGACCTAGCTATCGAGTGGGGTCCTAACTACCTCAAGGAAAACTGGGAACAGGTCATGGAGGATGACGCCCAAGAGACAACGACTGAACGTTACGAGGTACTAGAATTCTGGGGCAACATTGATCGTGAGATTCTAGAGGACCACGACGTAGAGATTCCCGAGGACCTAGAAGACTCAGACGAAATTAACGTAAACATCTGGGTATGCCATGGACGTGTACTCCGTCTTGTCATTAATCCGTTCACTCCTTCAATCATCCCCTACTACGCTGTACCTTACGAGATGAACCCTTACAGCCTTTGGGGTGTAGGCCTTGCTGAAAACATGGATGATACCCAAGTTTTGATGAACGGCTTTATGCGTATGGCTGTAGACAACGCCGCGCTCTCAGGAAACATGATTATCGAAGTAGACGAAAACAATCTAGTACCTGGACAGGACCTAAAGATTTATCCTGGTAAAGTGTTTAGGCGTCAAGGTGGTGCTCCAGGTCAAGCTATCTTCGGTACCTCCTTCCCTAACGTCTCAAACGAAAACATGCAGATGTTTGACAAAGCTCGTCAGCTCTCTGATGAGTCTACTGGTTTTCCATCATTCGCCCACGGGCAGACTGGTGTGTCTGGTGTTGGTCGTACAGCCTCAGGTATCTCTATGTTGATGTCTGCTGCTAACGGTGGTATCCGCACAGTGGTACAGAACTTTGACGACTACCTTCTTGGACCTCTGGGTAAAGCCCTCTTCTCCTTCAACATGCAATTTGACTTTGATCCTGAGATTCAAGGGGACCTTGAGGTTAAAGCTGCTGGTACTTCTTCACTCATGGCTAATGAAGTACGTAGTCAGCGTTTGATGCAGTTGCTTGGTCTTGTACAGAACCCTGTGCTTGCACCGTTTGCTAAGCTAGACTACATCATCCGTGAGATCGCTAAGTCTCTTGATCTTGACCCTGATAAGGTCACAAACTCTATGCAACGAGCGGCTATTCAGGCAGAGATGCTCAAGACGTTCCAAGCAGCTAACCCTGAGGCAGCACCACAGGCTCCACAAGGGGGTCCTGGTGGCCCTGAGGGGTCTGCCCCTATGGACCCTACCGGAGCTGGGGGTGGTAACGTTGGTACAGGCTCTGTGCCAGCCCCTGGTACCCCTGGATTCTCAGGCAACACGGGTGAAGGACCACCACAATGAACCTAAGGCCATTCGTTAACGATAAGCATCTATATGATGACTTCCTAGAGGAACTAGACGACCGTATCAAGCACCAACAAGGACGCCTAGAGCAAGCCACCTCTATGGAGGAGGTGTACCGAGGGCAAGGTGCTATTGATTCTCTACGTAGACTGAAGCAACTGAGGGAGAAGGTCAATGGTTGAAGACATGAAGACGATGCTACAGGAGTACGCAGCTGGTGGTCTTGTTTCTAAGAACGCTATGAGTGACTACTTCCTAGCTTCCTCCGGTAGGATGACTGAGGTGGAGTTTGTTGGTAAACATAAGATGAGTACACTTGAGTTTGAGAAACAGTTTGCAGAGGATAACAGTGTAGACATCTCCGGTACTGAGAAACTATCAGAGATTAACACAACACCTAAAGGAGTTAAAATGGACTACAGTAAGAAACCTAAAACTATGGCTATGGGTGGTCCTGTAGAGCGTGACCCTGTTAGTGGTAACGAAGTTCCCCCTGGTTCTTCACCTGAAGAAGTACGTGACGATATCCCTGCCATGCTTTCTGAGGGTGAGTATATTATCCCTGCCGATGTCCTTAAGTTCTTCGGTGTTAACTTCTTCGAGAAGCTTCGTATTAAAGCTAAGCAAGGTATGATGGAGATGGAAGAGGATGACCGTGTAGGTGGTGATCCTCTAGACGGTGCTACAATGGAGCCAGAAGAACCACCTATGATGGCTGAAGGTGGACTCGTAGAGCAACCTACATTTAACCCTGCAGACTTTTCAACACCAGGTATGAGTGTTTTCGGCGGTTCACCTTCTGTTAGTGACCAGCTAATGGGTTCCTCTGCGTATACCTACAAAGAGTACTTTGGGCCTGCAGGGGATTCACAGATGATCCTCTACATCAACGGTGAGCCTGCACAAGCTATCCCAGCTGGTTACTCGGAGACAGCCCCTGTAGCCGCTACCCCAGGAAGCCCTGGTGGGGGTGGTGGAAGCAGCGGAAGAAGTGATCGTGACTATATGCCTGGTATAAGAGGCGGTACTCGTGAAGATCGAGATTCCAATAGTACCTTCGGTAACCCTCTAGGTGACTTAGATTTTACTGACTCGGACTCTATCAACACATGGGCGGAAGATAAACTAAAGAAGAATATCGTCAACACAGGTATGTCTCTAGCCGGTGGTCTTATAGGTGGAGCGGCGAGTACAGCTCTAGAACTCCGTAACATTGCAGAGGTTAGTGCTGCTGCACGATACTACGAAGAGCTTGGAGACCAGGAGTCTTCTGATCGTCTGATGGGTATGGCTGACGAAGCACGAGGAAACTACGGTCTTGTAGGCCGTTTGTCTGAGGGGTTCTCTGACGGAGAGCGTATCTTCGAGAGGTACATGACCTCTTTGAATACTGACGCAGCGTCCATCTCACCTTCTGCTGCTGCTGGACGAAGCCCAGCGCCTTACAAAAATGATCAAGGAGCAGATACTTACTCTAGGTCTAGCGACGTATACGATGTTAAAGCTGGTGGAAGTTCTGGAAGTCCTAAGAAGGGTGACACAGTACAGTTTGACAGAGGTAGGGGTAATAGGGAAGACGCAGGAGAAAGAAACGCTCGTAGACGTGCAAACAAGAGGGCAGCAGAGAGAGCTGGGGTTACAGATAGTGCTCCTACTACCTCTATACGACCACGAGGAAGAAACAAAGGTGGACTCGTCAGCCGACCCAAGAAGTAATCTTGAACAATTGACTTACAATGGCAACCCGCTATAAGCGGCCCCAACTGGAGAACTACAAATGTCTAACGAAATGGTACGTGAACAACCTAAGTCCGTAATGATCGACCCTAAGTACAGTAACCGTAGTAACCGTAAACGCATGGAAGCTGATGAGAAAGAACTAGAAGACCTCATGAAGGCTGAAACTACCGAAGAAGAAGAAGAGGTTACTGACGAAACCACAGAAACTACTGAGGTAAAGGAGGGTGACCCTGAGGAACCTAAGCTCTCTAAAGAAGAAGCTACCTTCAAGAAGCGTTACGGAGACCTACGTCGTTACCAACAAGAGCAAGAGGCTAAGCACAAAGTCGAGGTTGAAGCTCTAAAGGAAGGCGGTGCTAAAGGTATTGCTCCTCCTAAGTCTGACGAGGACATTGAAGCATGGGCCTCTAAGTACCCTGACATTGCCGGTATCGTTGAGACCATTGCTCAGAAGAAAGCCAAGGAGATGTTTGAACAAACAGACTCTCGGTTTAAAGAACTTGATGACCTTAACTATGAGACTAAACGTAGTAAGGCAGAGATTGAAATCCGTAAAGCTCACACAGACTTTGACACCTTAAAGAAAGCTGATGCTTTCCACGACTGGGTAGACGAGCAGTCTGACTGGATTAAGAACGCACTATACGATAACCAAGACGACTCTAAAGCTGTCATCCGTGTAATTGACTTGTACAAGATGGACAACAACCTTACACCTGCTGCTAAGAAGCAGAACGCTAAGGATGCTGCTTCAGATGTACAGTCTAAGGGTGCAACAACTAAGATTGATGCTGATGGAACTGGTAAGAAGTTCTCTGAGTCTCAAGTAGCCCGTGAGTCGGATAAATGGTATGCTCAGAATGAAGAAGCAATCATGGAAGCAATGGCTACTGGTAACTTTAAATACGATATGTCAAAATAACTATTGACATCTTAACGAGTTAGAGTATAACTAAGGGTATCGAGATTGAAGCCCAGGAAACTGACACCTTCCCCTCGATACCCGACATTCACAAACACTAAAAGCTTAATCGTTAGTAGAAGAACTACCTGATAAAGTAAGAGCCTTGATCCTCCTTAGCGGGAAGTGAGACACCTCTGAACACGTCGGCCTCTTGGAACACATACAGCTATTCAAGCCTAACACAAAGGATAATGATATGGCTTTTCCAAAACCGGCGGCTATGGAAATCTTCCCAATGGAAATTTCAGCTCCGTAATCTATTCTAAGAAAGTACAACTTGCATTCCGTAAGTCAACAGTCGTTGGTGATGTAACCAACTCTGATTACTTCGGTGAGATTTCTGCACAAGGTGACACAGTACGTATCATCAAAGAGCCAGAGATTTCTGTAAGGGAGTACAAGCGTGGTACACAAGTTGCTGCACAAGACCTCGACGACGAGGACTTCTCTCTGGTCATCAATCAGGCTAACTACTTTGCCTTTAAGACTGATGACATTGAGATGGCTCACTCCCACGTTAACTTCATGGATTTGGCTACTAACCGTGCGGCTTACCGCTTGGCTGATAACCACGACCAAGAAGTCTTGGGTTACCTTTCTGGTTACGCTCAGACCTCTCAACATGAAAATGCTGATGTAATCAACACGACTGTAAACGGTACTAAGGCTATCCCATCTGCTGGCTCAGACGAACTCTTGGCTTCGATGAAGTTGACTAAAGGTTCGTTCGGTAACATCACAACTGCTTCTGCTGGTAATCACTCGATTCCTGTGGCTGCTCGTTTGCCTGGTGCTACTGCTCTGCCTACTGCTTACGCCTCTCCTGTTATGGTTATCAACCGTATGAGTCGTTTGCTGGATCAGCAGAATGTTGAAAAAGGTGGACGTTGGTTGGTCATCGACCCAGTCATGATGGAAGTACTGATGGACGAAGATTCTCGTTTCCTCAATGCTGACTTCGGTGACTCCGGTGCTCTTCGTAACGGTCTGGTTCTGAACAACTGGAATGGCTTCCGCGTCTATGTCTCTAACAACCTTCCTAGCGTTGGCACTGGTGCTGGTACCGTTGGTACTGCTAACCAGAACACTGACTACGGTGTGATCGTTGCTGGACATGACTCCGCTGTAGCTACTGCTGAGCAGATCAACAAGACTGAGACTTACCGTGACCCTGACAGCTTTGCTGACATTGTCCGTGGTATGCACCTCTATGGCCGTAAAATCCTGAAACCCGAGGCCCTTGTAAACGCTAAATATAATCTTGCCTAGTGAGTAATAGAGTGGTATACTTCTGATGTAAACTGGGAGTATACCACATGTCTAAGCTTAAGCTGCCTAAGGAACACCAACACTACAACGGACGGACCTGCACTTCTTGCGGTGAGTTTAAGACCTCTAAACACTACGCAGTTGAACGAGACTCTCGTGCTCTTACTGGTGTTGCTATGAGGTCAAAGTGTAAACCTTGTTGTGAAACTATAAAGTATAAGTCTTTTATAAAGCGTCGTTATGGGATCACTTACGATGAGTACGAGAGTATACTCGAAGGACAAAACTTCTGCTGTGCTATCTGTAAAGAAAAACACAGCAATAGTGTAAGAACTTCAGGTAAACTCTTTGTAGACCACTGCCACTCTACTGGTAAAGTCAGAG